GGTGAACGTATGACTGGCGGGCAGACGCAGTACATCCGCAAGTGCAACCTGATCTTCGCCAACGAAGCAGGCGATGCGCTGGATGTGTCTAACTTGCGGATTGTGTTTGCCATTCGCCGGACTGATGGGCAGACCCCAAACACTGCCAACATTCGCATTTTCGGGCTGAACAGAGACACCCGCAACAAGATTCAAAAAGAATTCACCGATGTGCTGATGCAAGCTGGCTATGAACAGAACTTCGGCGTGATTTTCACCGGCACGGCCAAGAAGATCATCACCGGCAAGGATAATAACGTCGACACGTACCTTGAGATTCAGGCGGCGGACGGTGACACGGCATACAACTTTTCGACTGTTAACGCTACGATTTCTGCTGGCGCCACCCAACGGGACCAAATCGATCAAGTGATCAAGGTCATGAAGACGAAAGGCGTTGTGGGCGGTGCCGTTGAAGTCGGCGACACCCAAAAGCTGCCGCGTGCCAAAGTGATGTACGGCATGAGCCGCGATTACATGCGCCAATCGGCTTCTTCTGGCGGGGCGTCATGGACCATCCAAAACGGTGTTGTTCAGGTGATCCCGCTGACCGGCGTGCTGCCAAACGAGGCTGTGGTCCTTAATAGCGGCTCGGGCTTGGTCGGCAGACCAGAACAGACCAACACCGGCATCAAGTTCCGTTGCCTGCTGAACCCGTTCATTCTGGTGGGCGGCGCTGTTCAAATCAATCAGGCAGACATCCAAGAGGCGGAGTTGGATCAATCTTTTGCCGATCCCGCCAGCAAGTCCAAGAAAGAGGACAAGCCAGTCACTATAGAGGCAGACGGCCTTTACCGCGTCATCACCCTGAACCTGACGGGCGACACACGCGGGAATGATTGGTATTGCGAAGGCGAGTGTCTTGATATGGACACTACTGTCGAGAAGAAAAAGTCGGTACAGGTGAATTAATGGACCGTAGAGAATTGATGGATGACCCGGAAGAGTCTCAACGCATGGCGTTTGAGGGTCTTGCGGCCGGTCTGTGGACGGCCATGCCGGGTATCGTCGAATCGGTCAATTTCGCAGCTCAAACCGTCAGCGTGCAGCCCGCCATTCGCGGCACGGTAGCCGGTGAGGATGGACTAGTTGCTCTCCAGAACATGCCTCTGTGTGATGATGTCCCTATTTGCTGGCCACGTGCTGGCGGATTTGCTGTTACCCTTCCTGTAAAGAAAGGCGATGAAGTGTTGTTGGTGTTCGCCGCCAGATGCATCGACGCATGGTGGCAATCAGGCGGAATACAGGCTCCTTTGGAGTCTCGCATGCATGACCTGTCCGATGCATTCGCGATCTTTGGCCCGACATCCCAACCAAGGAAATTGGCTGACGTCCAGATTGATGGTATAGAAATCCGGACTGACAGCCGTAGTACATTCTTCAAGCTGTCGGAAGGGACCATCACCATCAAGGCCAACATCGTTCATGAAGGCAATTACACGCAGACCGGCAATTACACGCAGACCGGCAATTACAGCCTGACTGGCAACTACACGCACGGCGGCGGTACGATGTACAGCCTCGGCAAACGCATTGACGGCTTGCATACGCACAGCGGCGTTACGGCTGGCGGCGCAAATACCAACGTTCCAAACCCATAGGGTGTCGCATGCGATACAGAAGGCTCGACGAAAATGGGGATATGACGTTTGGATTGCAGCAGTCCAACTTCTATCGCGATGTGCCAGAAGCCCCGGCGCAGGCTATCCTCACTCGCTTGCGGTTGTGGTACGGCGAGTGGTACTTGGATATCACCCTTGGCGTGCCGTATCAAGGCGGCGTGCTGGGCAAGTACACATCGGAATCCGCCGACATCGTACTTCGCGACGTGATTTTGAACACGCCCGGCGTCTTGGCGATTTTGACGTACGAATCCTCATACAACCCAGACACGCGGGTTTACACCGTGAACGGAACAGTCAGTACAATTTACGGCGAAGCGCCGTTTACCGGGGTGATATAGAATGTCAATTGCGAATCTGGCTTATATAGACGCCACGGGTTTCCATTACTCGGATTACCCGACAGTGCTGGCTTACTTCAAAGACTCGTACCGTTCTATTTACGGTGCGGACGTTTATTTGGAGGCTGACAGCCAAGACGGGCAGTGGATCACCATTCAAGCTCAAGCGGTGTATGACGCCATCGCTTTGGCGGCCAGCGTATATAACTCGTTCTCGCCGGGCACTGCTCAAAAGGATGCCCTGTCGCGCAACGTCAAAATCAACGGCATCAAGCGCAAGATCCCTAGCGCATCGTCCGTTGACCTGTACATCGTTGGTGAGGCCGGAACTGAAATTTTGGACGGTTTGGCGGAAGATCAGGCCGGCAACAAATGGGCACTGCCTGCCTCGGTCATTATCCTGCCGACTGGCGACGTGACCGTCACCGCCACGGCTGTTGTCGAGGGTTCCATCCAAGCCCCGGCCGGCACCGTCACCAAAATCGCCACTCCAACTCGCGGTTGGCAGACCGTCACTAACGTGGGTGCCGCATCGCCGGGCGCCCCGGTGGAATCCGACCCTGAATTGCGCCTGCGCCAAACACAGTCCACGGCCCTGCCGTCCCGGACCGTCAACGAAGGTATTGTCGGCGCCATCGCCAACCTCACTGGCGTGACCCGTCTGCGTTTGTATGAAAACGACACGAAAGTCACTGACGCTGACGGCGTGCCTGCCAACTCCATCGCTGTGGTTGTGGAAGGCGGTGACTCCACAGAAATCGCCAGAACTATGGCCTTGAAGAAAACCCAAGGTGGCTTCACATTCGGTTCTGTGGCAGTAACTGTTCCTGACATCTACGGCCTGCCAACCGTAATTCGATTCAGTCGCCCGATTTACGACACTGTAAACACGGCCCTAACTATCAAAGCTCTGACCGGATACACCGCAACAATCGGCGATGCCATCAAAAAAGCTGTGTCCGATTACCAAAATTCCGTCGCCATAGGCGGCGGCGCTGGCCGGTCTGTGGAGTGGGGCGATGCCATCACGGCGGCAAATTCCGTGGGCGGCGGCGTGACTTACAAAATCGTTTCGTTGGCTATGACTGGCGGCACTCCTGACGTGGCGGTCGCTTACAACCACGCGGCGCAAGCCACCCCGGCCAACGTAACTCTGACGGTGACTTGATATGTTCACTATTGAAGAATATCTAGCGCTGATCACCAACGAACACTTCGATAAGCAAAAGTTTGTCGATACGGTGTCGTTGTCTGTCGCCCCCTTGGTGGATATCAAAAACACCCTCGACTTGGTTCAAGGCAAAGACTTCGACTTGGATGACGCGGTTGGCGTGCAACTGGACATCATAGGCATCTGGATCGGCATTTCGCGGTACGTCAATGTGCCTCTTTCCGGCGTATACTTCTCGTTCGACATTGCCGGTTTGGGGTTTGACCAAGGCGTATGGAAAGGGCCATTCGATCCGGACACTGGCGTGGTCACCCTGAATGATGATTCGTACCGTCTGCTGTTGCGTGCCAGAATTGGCGCCAACAATTGGGATGGTACGATGGAAACTACCAAACCAATCCTCGATGCGATCTTCAACCCGGACGGCAGTGCGCAGTTCGTCGAAGTGAATGCCGTGGATGAGCAGTTCGCTATAGGGGATGGCACCACCACTACGTTCCAGCTCAAGTATCAGGGCCAGAATGTTTATTCTTATACTTCGGCGGATCTGTTCAAGACCAGTTGGGAGGGCAAGCAGAAGCTATACCCAACGCCCCGTACCAACCTGCTGCTGAGATCCCAAGAATTCGACAACGCCTACTGGGGGAAAACAAGAAGCTCGGTTACGCCAAACGTCGCTATGGCCCCCGACGGCACTATGACGGCTGATAAGTTGGTGGAGGATACGTCTCTTAACACCAACCATCAAATGTCGCGTTCTATGGGCACTATTGCAGACACAACGTATACTTGGTCGGTATTTTTCAAATCTGCCGAAAGGTCATTCGTGCAGATCCAAATGGGGAACTTCGCAAGCCAAGTGGCCCCCTTTGCTTTGAGTGTGAACTTGACTACTGGGGAGTATAGCGCCACCGGTACAGGACTTGATAGGTCGGCCGTGGTTAGTGCGGCCGATGGGTGGTGGAAAGTGTCAGTCACCAACACTTCCATCCCAGCGGCCCCCGGCAACCTCCTGCCATCTATATATATCTGTTCGGCGATGGGCGTTCCGAACTACACGGGCGATGGCGTATCCGGCATTTATGTGTGGGGCGGCCAATACTCCTCAGATGGGGTAGTTGGAGGCACGTCGTACATACCTACTGTGGCTGCGACTGTCACTGTCACTGACTACGTGGCCGGGGTGTATGGCCAGTTTACTTTGGCCGCTGCTCCATTGAACGGTGATGGCCTGTCGTGGACTGGCCAAGGCACTGCGTATTCCAACGGCACCTATGCTTTCATCCGCGACAACCAAGACATGACAATGACCTTGAGCATCGCTGGCACCGTTCCATCGGCTCTGGATTTGGCGCTGATCACTGGCGGGTACATCAACCTTAAGCCCACGACTGTTGGTGTCAACTACACTATCGTGACGTCCGTTGATGGCGCCCCGTTGTTTGGGTTTGATGCTGACAACGGGTATATAGCTGGTTTCGACAAAGGTGCTTGGGGCACTACACTTTAATTCTGGAGATATAACATGGCTAACGATTTCTTAGCATTTGCGGGTGCTGGCGGCGCCAACGTACTGACGCAAGCGGCATATGTCGCTCTGGCGGCCCGAACTGCCGGTTTTTCGGCCGGTACGGCGCGGTCCCAAGAACTTAACAAGGTGTGGCGCCAAAGCTCCATTATCGCGGCTGCCGTGGCTCAAGCAGTGTCTGACATCACCGGGCAAGACGCCATCGACAACGGCACCACGGCCACACTGACTGCTATGTTTAAAGCGGCGTTTGCTGCTGCCTCCAATGCCGTGGTTGGTTCGTCGCGCAACCTGAAAGTTAGTGTCGGGGCGCCGACCACTTCGACTAACATCACTGCCGCCGCCATTATCGTCAATGCATCGCTGGGCGGTAACACGTATAGCCTGCCTAACTTCAACAAGCCAATCAACTTGGCCACGGTCGGCGTCGGCGGCATGGATGTTGGTTTGGCGCCGGTCAGTGGATATGTGGCTGTTTATGCCATCTACAACCCGACGACCGGGGTATCTGGGCTGCTGGCCACTGATGCCACTGCAGCAGTCCAACCGGAAGTTTACGGCGGCGCCAACATGCCTGCCGGGTTTACTGCTTCTTCTCTGGTTAGCGTCTGGGGCACCAATGCTAGCCGGCAGTTTGTTATTGGTTCGCAAACTGATCGGGAAGTTACCATTGCCACTAACAGCACGTTCACCACATCCACGGTTCAGGCATCGTTGACTTCGTTTTCGATTGCAGCCGTGGTTCCAAAGAATGCCGTGGCTTGCCGTGGTGATATGACTGCTGGTTCGTCTGCTTTGGGGGCCGGCGCAACTACAGTGTATTCTGGCGCTTCCATTGAAATCGGCCGGGCGGCACTCGGCATGACAACCGCCACTGCTGGCGCTACGGCAGTGATGTCCTTTCCTAACATTCCGATCCTGACAGCGCAGACGCTGTATTACCGTGCCAGTGTTTCTGCGGGCACGTTGGTTCTCGTTTTGGGCTTGTGCGCGTACACATTCTGAGGGCTTGTGCAATGAATATCAATGTAGCCTTTTCCGATGCGGACGAAAGTCATGTGGTAGCATCATTCACCAGCGAAGAACCGAACACCGATTCGTGGCCGTATCAAGGGGTAGTGGAAAATACTGACCCTAGATGGGTCGAGTACATGTCCGCATTCCCTGATGAAGTTAAAGCTTCGTTTGATGTCGGTTCCCCACAGGGGGAATAACATGACGGGTAGCGACGAGCGCCGAGGTAACGCTGCTATGACCACCGAAACGTATAACACAATTGACATAGAAGTCATGAAATCGGAATTGACGGAACTCCGAAACGATATACATCAGGTCAACGCCAAGATGGACGTGGTGTTGCAGATGCAAGTGGCTATAACTCAATTGCAGGAAAGGCACGAAACCCAAAGGGGTGGTCTGGATCGGGCATTCTCTGCTATAAAGGAGAACAAGCACAAATCCGATTCCACGCATGCAGAACTGACCCGGTGGACGTCGTTCGTTAAGGGCGGCGCTATTGTCGGCATGATGCTTCTTGGGGCAACCCAATGGTACATGTTGCAGCAGATAGAAAAGCTTGAAAACACTTCCAGAGCTTATTTTTCCTTGGACCGCAGGGTTACATTTGTGGAGTCCAAACTCTGGCCTGACCGTGAGCTTGGCGACAAGCTGAATGGCAAATAGGTGAATCACATGACGTACCCCAAAGCTGCGGTCGATGCCGCATTCCATCTGTTGCCGGCCAAGTGGGACACGCGGCCGGCCCGCGTCATCCACGCCGCAATCGGTTATCAGGAGACCAAGTACAAGACTCGGGTCCAATACGGCAACGGCCCGGCCCGGTCGTACTGGCAGTTCGAGAACGGGCGCTTGGCGGCAATCAACGGCGTGCTGAACCATAAGTCCACGGCGGCCATTGCCAAATTAGTGTGTTCGGCACTCGGCGTGGCACCGGAACGCATGGCCGTATGGAAGGCTATGGAAACTGACGACATCCTTGGCGCGGCATTTGCCCGGATGCTGATGTACACCGATCCTTTCGCATTGCCGACTAACCAACAAGATGCGTGGGATATGTATGCGAACCGTCTCTGGAATCCGGGCAAGCCGCATCCTGAGCAATGGTCGACGTCGTGGGCTTTTGGCTTGGAGTGTGTGCAATGAACTGGACAGACATAGGGAAGTTGGTCGGTCGATCGGCGCCCATCGTCGGCGCGCTTCTTGGTGGCCCGGCTGGCGCCTCCGTGGGGTCTCTCGTCGCTTCTGCGCTCGGGGTGGACCCGACGCCCGAATCTGTCGACGCGGCTCTCGGACGCGACCCGGAAGCCTTCGCGAAGCTGGCCGAATTGCAGCTAAACGCAAAGGTTCAGCTGCAACAGCTGGCCGTTACGGCAGAAAGCAACAGGCTGCAGGCCGATATGCTGCAGTACCAGGCCGAGGCCGGGGACAGGGCAAGTGCTCGTGATTTGGCGGCGAAACAGCCCAATGATATGGTGCGACCAACCCTGACTTTCATCATGCTTGGTGGTTCGCTGTTTGTCGTGGTGGCTGTGCTGATT